TATCACCTTTGATACGATCTTTGGTGGTAAGTTCAGATTGATTCAGACTCGTGCATCACAGGGTCTTGCTTCGGGTGAACTTGCTAAACTGAATGCTGCTGGTAGTGGTACTGATATCGTTGGTACTAAGACTTCCTTCATTGTTCTTCCTGGTGCACTTGCAATGGAAACTTTGACGGTTCCTGATGAAACTGAAATCACTCGTAACGGTAATAGCTACAATGGCGGTGGTAACACCTCTATCTGGCACCGTTGGGGTTATGTACTTGCACCCGCTGGTTATAACTGGGCTGGTTCACAGACTAAATTCCCTTCAGACGCAGATTACATGAATGTCTACGACACTACAGCTACTGCTGGTTGGAAAACTATGACTGCTGCCACTGGTGCAACTATTACAAAAGGTATCTGGGAGCGTAAAGCTTCTTCAGTTTTGAGTTTGGGAATTCTGCCTATCTTCCACGGTTAAGAGGATGTTATGGCAATCACAAAAGGTATAAATACGTTTGCTACTCTTGAAGAGGCATTCGAGTATTTCAAGTATCGCTTAGATACTGATATCTGGGATACTACTATAGATTTGAATAGAGAATCAGCTCTCGTAACAGCAACCACTTTATTGGATAATTATCCATGGACTGGACAAGCCTTAAGTGAGAGTCAAGCTCTTTCTTTTCCACGTACAGGTTATTACTTTGATCCTAAATTAGGCTTGAATATAACATTTACTGAAGAAATTCCAAAAAGAGTATCGTCAGCTACTTTCGAGCTAGCATATCACTTACTTGCAAATGGTGGTATTGTTACAGATGAAGGTTCTGTGAGTTCACTTCAAATTGGTCCTATTCAATTAAATGATATTAAAGTAGCACCTGTTATTCCTGCATCGGTAAGACAATTGATTGCTCCACTTTTAATTAATGGTGGATCGAACAGTTGGTGGAGAGCTAATTAATGGATTACCAAACACTAATCAATAAGAATTTAACTAAAGCTTTTAATATGCTTAAAAGCTTCACCGTCGAAGTAATTCTTACGAAGAAGAGTGCCGAAACTTATAGTTTCTCATCCATGACTAGTGCCACTACTGATGCTGCTCCAATTACAACTAGAGCGGTAATTCTTGGGAAGGTTAAAACCTCCAATACAAGTAATACGCTTAAACAACAGTTACTCTTAAATACTCAACCGATTGGTGACCTGAGTCTCTACGATAAAATCACTGTAAATGGTGTTATCTGGAGTATTGGTCCATCAATAGATAATAGTGGTTATATCACTTTAATAGAACTATTCAGAGAGGTCTAATATGGGAAAATATACTGCTTCAACCTCTGATATTTTTTCCTTATTTGAAAGTAGTGCATGGCTCTCTACAAATATAAAAACAATTCCGAGTGATTTTATTCCTAAAGGAATAGGCGATGAGTTTATTAGAGTTAATACTTTATTTGATCAAGGTATTAATAATAAATCTTGTTCGGGTCTTATGATAGTGGACATATTTGTGCCCTCAGGAAAAGGCCCAAAGAGAACCTTGGAAATTGCAGACTTATTAGATGAGTACTTTTCTTGTAAAACTGTATCCACTGTTACAGATAAAGTAACACAATTTTTTCATAGTAGTCTTGCAAATGGACGCCCTGATACGGCCAATCCTACATTGTGGCGAACCACATATAACTTAACTTTTAAATATTACGGAGCAAATTAATTATGGCACATATTTCTTCTCTCGGCGCTGGTGTTTTCTCTGAGCTGTCTCTTCACGCTGCTGCTGCTTCTGCAAGTCAGCTTCCCGGTGATCTGGCTATTCCTGCTACTCCTGATGTAGTAACTGCTTGGGATGACTTCTTCTCTACTTCACCTGCTGAAACTAACGGTATCGTAACTGCTGCTACTGCACTGTTGGCTACTGATTATATTCAGATCAAGAATGTTCGTGAGTTTCCTGCAATGGGTACTCCTCCAAATATTGTTCAGGTTCCTACTTATGGTTCTAAAACTTCCAAGCAGGTTCAGGGACAGTCTGATGCTCCTTCGATGGAACTGACAATGAACTATATTCCGGCTCACTGGGCTTCTGATACACGTCTTGGTTCTTTCGTAGGTTGTGGTAAAACTATGATGTTCCGTTTTACTCTTCTGAATGAG